GATAAACCTTGATATCTCTATATTTTCCTGAGCTCTCAAACTCCTCCTTCAGATCCGAGTATCCTGTATACAGCATGGATAAATCTAAGTCAACATTCATTGACAAGACTGGATCTTCAATTATATTTTTGATTCCTTTGGAATGTAACCATTCTATGAATGTTGCTCTCCAGTCTCCAAGGGTTCCGTCAATATCGGTAATGACTACCGGAACTCCATCTGGTATCCTCTCCAATTCTTGAGAAGACTTCAGCTCTAAAGATCTGGATTTCAACATGACATATTCAATTATATCGCCTTCTGTGAATCCCCACAACTCCCAAAGAGATAATACATATTTGGTGAGATCTGCTAGTTCATAAGCCATATTTGTGAGATCCGTATTCACAAAAGATTTTCTGTGTTTTTTCCAATTTATTTCTCTTAACACAGAATCAAATTCCGTCATCATTCCCAGAAGATAGGTTTTAGTCCACTCAGGACGAATCATCTCAGGTTTCCACTGATCGGCATTTAGATCACGAAGCCTTTGATTGTATTCGTGCTGAGTTTGTAACATATCTCCTAGCTTCGACATTCAATTTCCTCTGCTACAAGTCCATAAGCTGAATCAGCTAGAAGATGGCGTTCCATCCTTGCCAGTCTACCAATAGGAACCAGCTTTCCAAACTTCCTAGGGATCTCTACATTTCTTAGGTGCAGAATATTAGGATGAATGTCATTTATAGTCTTTATCGTATAATCTTTAAAGATTGCTCTCATAAAGTCATCTTTGAATGAAATCTGTCCTGATAATTCAAGATGCTCATACCCGAATAGACAGGATCTTCTAACAACTATTGAGTCCTTCTTTCCGTTATAGTCGATGGAGTTATTTGAGGACTCAGTTTTCTTTATGGCAATTTTTATCGGGGTCATATACTTAGATAAAGAATCTTTTAGCTCTCCACATGGAAAGCTATGAAATACAACAGAATATTCTTGAGCTAGATTATCTAGATCGCTCCAAGACATCCAATGATCAATGATATTGAGATTTATTCTTTCTTTCTCACTGATCCATGCGAACAAATCTGAGGGATCATATCCACGAACTGTCTCAACTGAGCTCTCTGGAAATGAAGATCTATATGTCTCAGGATAGTCAAGTCCCCATTGTTTCTGGATATAGACATCCCTTGTCCCATATCCATTTATATAGATAACATGAGACTTAAACACATCCTCCATTCTTTTCGGAACCCATCTGAGATAGACAGCTCCTGAAGGAGAATCAAATGATCCTGCATATACCTCTGGAGTTATTCCATGATCTATACATGCAAGAATAGCATACATTGAAGATAAACCTCCACCAACTATTGCGACTCTCATTATATATCTCCTATATCCCAAGATGATTTCCTGATCAGATGATACCTGAGAATATTGTAGGCATCATCCTCATGAACAGTTGACGAGGAATTACATTTCCATTTTCTCCCATCTCTAATTGGCTTCCATTGAGATGGGGCTATCATAGTCAAAGGTATTCCTAGTATAGTGCAAACACTGATCACAGATCTGAATAGAAGTAATAGCTCAAACTTTGAGGATTCAGGAATTCGCTCTATTAGAACTTCATCCGGCTTGAAATCTTTATCCTGAATAAGTCCAAGTAATTCACTTGAGCTTATAGTCTGCAGAATTACCTCACAACTTTTTGTGTCCATTCTAGCAACACCTGTTGACTCTCCGGTATCAAATGAATAAATAATCAAGATAATTCCTTTGGGCTGGATTATCTCCAGCCCATGATCTAGAAGGATGGTCTTCGATTGTTCTGTGAATCAAGCTCCGGATTTGTAGGAGATACAGATCCACTTTTGGGAGTGGGAGGGGTAAATGGACCATTAAATGAAGATTCAAACATTCTGAATGCATTCATTGATGGACCTCCATTGTACTCTCCATGAGTAATGTAGATCTTGAGCAGCTTCCCAACACACTGACCAGCTTCCATTTCTCCATGTTTTGGAGCTCCAATGGCATCGAGGAAATTGTCAACCTTGAATCTAGCTGCAGGAACCATGCTGAGCCAGAGGGTAAATTTCTTTCCTTTATCCTCTTCCCCATCCTGACACTCCATACCGATCACCCACATTGGCTGACCGGATTCTTTGGATGCACCATCTTCAGCAGTTATAATCTTGAAGAGATGCATTCCCTCAGTCACCAAACCTGTACTTCTGTCCAAATTTATTCCCATCATTTCTCCTTTATTTGACTGCTTGCCCAGACCAGAATCCGAGCAATTGCTGATAAGTTGGATTTTCTACCTGCTGAGGTAAATGTCCAGAACGATCTTTGGTTACATAATTCACGGCATCAAAAACCATTACACGAGTCTTAGCTCCTTCCTGGGAATCTCTCTTGTCAAGATACCCAACTATGTCCATCATTCTGGATTGATTTCTTGCCGTAGCCTTACCGATAAGCTGAGGTTGTACCGGATCAGTTTCATATTTACGCTCGGCTACCTGAGCGATCATAACAACATTCAGAGGAATTGATTTTATCCATCGAACCATCTTGTCAACGTCGTCGAGCATCTTCCCGTAATCAGATATGCTCGGTAGACTGTCGTAGGATCTGTGGATTGTAGGGAATTTGGATACCACAGATCTCATAGATAGGTATTGGAGCTCATTAAGAGAATCCAGAACGATTGTTTTGAATGGGTGAGTCTCATTCTGTAAGAACTCTACGGAATCTGCAAGATCTTCCCAAGTGTCAATATTTATTCTGAACACTTCTCTGGTGATCGAGGACATACCCTTATCTATGTCCAAATAAACTGGATTCGGCCATGTGGAGGCAAAAACCGTCTTCCCTACGCCACTCTCCCCATAGACGAGAAATTTTACCTTCTCAGGGTCAAAGACTCCCTCATACATCTCAAACTTCTCAGAGGTTGCTTGCATCCTTTGAGCTATGAGGGCATCCTGAGAATTGATACTGAATAGTTCTGGATTGACTTTTGCCATTATTCTTTCTCCTTTGCTACTGGATCTGGCTCTCTCACTTTGAATTTTCTAAGCTCTGAAGAGGGATCTCCACAGTCATTGATCAATAGACAGGCGTCATAGTATGAGCAATCCCATGAGCAATCTGCTGTTTGGGTTCTATATAGATAAGGAATAGATCCCGCTTCATGCGCAGCCTTCATTTCTTTCATCTGGACTGAGAGCTCTTTTTCGATAAAATCAAGACCCTCTTGATTCCTAAAGACCTGACGTCGTTCAACCGGCTCGCTTGAAGCCTTTCCCCCCTCTGCAACCCTCACAACATTGTACAATACTCCAGCAGCATTTATCCCCTCTTTGCGAGCAGCCAATAGATAGATACTCATCTGAGGATCTAAATCGATATGACTGGTTCTAACTTGTTTGTTGAACTTATGCTCAAGGAGCCAGATGGATTTATTGATGCGTACAATTCCATCAATATATCCTATAAGAGGAAGTCCATCTATGGATATCTCGAATTTATGCTCTATGTCAATGATCTCGGTAAAGTTATCATTAGCTCTAGCCCAATCAAAGTATCTTGGGAGAATGACATTTAGGAGTTCCCACTCACTTTGCATGGATTCATCTCTCTCAACCTCTACAACTGAGAGCATATCTCCTGCAAGTTTCATGGAGGCTTTGTCCCGATCTTCTTCTGACATCTTTCCCATATTGGTATACCATAGAGCAAGAGCTGCATGTCCAATGGTTCCTCTTGCTTGACCAACTCCAGACGGAGTTACAAGATTCATCATGTAGCTCCAATAGTATCTTACTTTGCATCTTCTGAACGTGGATAGAGAAGAATGCGAAAGTTTTCTATCAAATATCGGCATCGCCTACCTCCAATGGAATAAAAATATATTTATTTCCTGCATAGATTCCAATCATGAGAACAACTCTGGGATCCTTTCGGAATCTATTGGACAAAAGGACTCCAGCTATAGCACAAGATGAAACTCTTCCCATCGGTACGAGAGCATCCTCGTCAGGATTAAACTCGGATAGGTTTGACGACATGGTCTCCGCTATCGTTTCTATCTTCTCGTCTCCTTTCGAGAGAAAGACAACCTGACTACAGTTTCTACTCAGTATGCTTATGTCGTGAGTAGGTTCTACTACGAATATCTTCCTAAAGTGGCTCAGAGATTCTTCCATTATTTCCTTCCAAGATTGTCTCGAATGAATCCACTCGTAATAGAAAGACTGCTATTCTTTCGATAATCTAATACCATGTCGACTACTTGATCAATGGTATTTCCTTCTTTTCCGTCTGGTCTTACAGCCACCAGATGAATCACATGAGGTGAAACTTCAGTTCCAATTCTTCTTATCCTATACAATGATTGATAATAGTCATCCCCGTTGAAACTTCTTTCAAGATAGATTGCTGTTCTTGCCCTTGTAAGTGTAAGACCAAATTTTCCGACAGCAGGATGGGCTATAAGAATATCTACCTCCCCATTCTGGAATTTATCTTTTATCTGATCGCGTTCCTCATTCGGAGTTTCCCCGATCATGAGCTCGCATCTGTATTTTGATTTCAGTCTGTCTCGGATATTTTTAGCCGTCGGTATAAAGTTAGTCCACACTATGAAAGGACCTGTTTCGTACTCAAGAACTTCCTCAAGAGCCTTCCATTTAGCTCCATCATCATCCCCTCCGACTAGCATAGGATTGCTAGAAAGCTGGATTAACCTAACCATCTGACTGAGAATATTAGGAGCGAGAAGTTGATCCCCATCTGGAAGATCTGCAAGAAATTCACTTTCCATTTGTGCGTATAATTTATATTGACTTTTGTTCATTGGTATCGGTAGGGTATCAAATATCCAAGTAGGTATATCCAGAACCTCGTCCATAGTTCTACAGAAATAAATGTCAGACAAATCAGCCTTCAATCTCTCTGTTGCATCAGATTGATTTGACACGATTTGACGCCCCCATTGATTCTGCTCAACTACGCAATAATTCTCTGCAAACTTCCAATAGGATCTGAATCTTCTTGGATCGGCTATGTTGACTTGACTCCAGATATCATCATAAAATTTGGATATAGGACTACCGGATAATAGCCAAACATATTCTGCTGATCGAGCAAGCATTTCCATGACTCCGACTCTTTTGGTATGTCTGTTTTTCAGAAGAATAGATTCGTCCATTATCATTACTTGAAATTGCTGTCTAAGGATATCCTCAAAGTTTCTTACAGCCGTGTCATAATTAGTGATTACCCATTGATCATAACTTTCCCATGTGTCTATCTTTCCATGCCATATTACAGCTTCCTTGTCAATCCATTTCTTGATCTGTTGTTTCCACATATATACTAGAGATAACGGGCAGACTACTAATATTCCCTTGGGATTAACCTCATTCGCTGCAAATATGGCACTAGCAGTCTTCCCTGTTCCTGGAGCCAATCCAAGTAAACACTTCTTATGTTTTAGCTCAAACTCAGTAGCTTCCTTCTGATAGGGGAACAGAGTACTATCATGAACGGTAGGAGATAGCTCAACCGGCTTCTGCTGTTCCTCTAGATAGTCAATGACGGTCTGATCGAGTACTATATCTGAAAATAGGCGTTGTACACCCTCGATCAGAGACTGTCTTATTGGACTTTCCCAGCGACCAGGATTGGATCTCCAATAGAATCCCAATGGCTTTACTTGATAGGAAGGAAATACATTTGGAATAAATACAAGCTTATCTCCGGATATTTTTAGCATCCCGTTATTCTTTACGGGGGGTACATTTATAGCATAGGGTTGCATAGCGACCAAAATTGAAGGTTTTAGCAAGGCTATTTGCTTCCCATATTTAGGGAGCAGCTCTGCAACTACCCCATACTGTTTCATAGATACAGATTTGGTTCTAAGCAATTGTTGAGCAATGGAAGATAAAATTGGAGCATCAAGAGCGTTGAATCCGATGCCATTGTCATGAACAGTTTGCCTGGTTAATCTTTCATCCTCAGTTTGTTGCTCATACATAGCAACTAGAGCATTGAGGATAAAATCTGAGCTTTCTAAATCCAAGTCTACATGTTGGTCTTGAGTGTCCACATTTCCTCTTTTAGGCAATCAATCTCAAAAATTCTTTTAATTTTTGATTACGTTTAATTATAGCACCTTTGAAACCAAAAAGCAAGCAATTGAACAAAGATGACAAATAGATTCAAAAAATACTTTTGGACATACTTTAATTGTACCATTTTAGAGTTTAAAATACAATAGGTGAACCAAAATGATTGGTTCACCTATTCTGAGCTGAAGGAGTACCTGAGGACTATATTGGAGTTAC